TATACTGATAGTGTTCAAGGAAAGGCTGTTGCATTGCAAATTGCCAGCGCAAGTTCAACAAATCTTACAGCAAGTAACTACATAGGAGTATCGGATGCGGCCTATGCTAATTCTGCTACTGCTACAGTTCAACTTATAGGTTCAGTAGATGATGCTCAGTCTGGGCTAACTGCCGGGCAGTCTTATTACATACAAAACGACGGTACACTGTCAACAACAGCGGGATCTCCTTCAGTATTAGCAGGGACCGCTATTTCAGCGACTAAGTTAATTGTAAAAAGCGAAATTGCAGCCGCAGCGGCAGCCGGGCTGCTCATACCAGGAGGTGGTGTAACAACATATGCAAACATAGCAGCTCTACCTAGCTCAGGAAATACTGGTGGAGACCTAGCATTTGTAACGGATGTGAAAGCTTTTTATGGCTGGGACGGTACGGAGTGGGATAGAGTTTTTTCAGGGAAAAATATGCTTCCTGAGTTTACTACTAGTCCAGCAGCTTCCTACAACCTAGCATCTGACGGCACAGCAACTACTGTTACTGTAGCTGCTACAGACCCCGAAGGATTTGCTGTTAGCTATAGTCACGATACCTCTCCAACTAATCAAGCTCAAGCTACAATTACTCAGAGCGGGGGTACATTTACAGTAACTCCTAGTACTACTGAGTCTAATGCCGGAACATTTACAGCTAGATTTAAGGCTTTTGATGGTGTAAGAACGAACAGCGTTTCTTCGACATTTGGGCTTAATTTTCAACAATTCTTTGCTCCACAAAGCTTATCATCAGCAACACTTATTAATTCAGGAGGTAACGCGCACGGCGCGGGCTTGCCCAGAGGTTTTGGAGTCGATGCCAGCAATAGAATTTACTATGTTAATTTTAGCACAAGTACCCTCTATCAATGGGACATTAGCAATATTATTAGTGAAGAAACAGCTAGTCCAAGTGGGGGGGTAAATTCGATTAGCTCCGTAAGCATACCGGGAACTCTAACAAATACTTACTATATGGGCATTTGCATTTCAAGAAATGGTAACTACGTTTTTATTGCGGATTCATCTGCTACCTATGTGACACTCAAAAGATATGAGCTTACAACTGCTTTTGATATATCAACTATACAATCACCTTCCACAGACACTTTCGCGGGGTCCATGTCCGGATACGTATTTAGTCTAAGTATTTCAGAAGATGGAACTATTTTATATATGGGAGAAAGCGGCGGGCGAATACGCAAACTCGTTATGACAACTGCATTTGACCTTAGCACAGCAAGTATTACACAGTCAACATCAGCGGATGGTAATACTGTTCAATATCTGGATCCAACCGGAACCAGAGTTCTTGACGCTATATATACAGCTTCAGGCAATTCATCATTTGGGGATAGGCTATTAAGCACACCTCACGATTTATCTACTATGGGTTCACGAAGTAATGTAACTACTGCTACAACTTCTCAAGTGGCAATGGGTGCTTGGACAGCAGATGGTAACTATGCAATAATTGGAAGTCAGAGCACGGATAATATTTTCATATATAAACTAACTTAACCGTGTGAAGTAGTAATAAAAAAGGGGCCTAAGCCCCTTTTATGTTACTCCTCTCCAGATGATAATGAAACATCTAGATCTGTTACAAATCCGTCTTTTGCTCTAGTGAGCTGATGGCTTTTTGCTCTTAGAGGAGCTAATTGAGATTCAATATCTTGAATTTGATTTACAAGGTATTTCTGCTCGTCTGTAAGATCTGCAATAGGATACTCTTTCCCATTGAAGGTTAATACAGGATTTTCTTCAGTTTGATCAACTTCAGCCATAATAAGGTTCCTTATTTGAATATATCTTGCCAATTACCTGTAGTACTAGCGCGCGAGTACTCAGTGGCACGGTTCTCGAAAAAATTAGCGTGTTCTACGCCATTCAACATATAGTCTAGCCAAGGAAGAGGATTTTCTTCACTTGAAAAGATTTTCTTCATTCCTAAGCCTAGAAGCCTACGATCCGCAATATAACGAATATACGCTTTTACTTCCTCTGCTGTGAGTTCTGGTACATCAGCACCCTCAAAACATAGATCAATAAAGGCATCTTCCAACTCTACTGTTCGCTCTGCGGCACAATAGATCTCGTACTTTAGATCATCATTCCATAACTCAGGATTCTCTTGTATAAAAGTTCTGAACAATTGTGACATTCCTTCAACATGAAGAGTCTCGTCGCGAATTGACCATGTAACAATTTGTCCCATACCTTTCATTAAGTTATGACGAGGAAAGTTCAGTAGAATAGCAAAACTACTAAACAACTGTACTCCCTCAGTAAATCCGGAATAGATAGCCATGGTTTTTGCAATATCCATAGGTGTATCCATTCCAAAATTACTTAAATGCTCATGCTTATCAAGCATAGCTTTGTGCTCAAAGAATTTTTGATATTCATCATCTCCGAACCCAAGTGTTTCCAAAAGCAACGAATAGGCTTCCTGGTGCACTGCCTCCATAGCAGCAAACGCAGATAGCATCATTCGTACTTCGGGCTGCTTAAACGTAGGTAGATAGTGCTTTGCATATCCACAACATACATCTACATCAGCTTGAGTAAAGAAACGAAAGATGCTCGAAAGCAGTCTTCGGTTTCCATCACTCATTTTCTCCCTATAGTCCTTTAGGTCATCTGCTAGATTGACTTCATCAGGAAGCCAATGCATGTGCTGTTGAGTTTTATAGTGCTCAAAAGCCCACGGATAGTTAAAAGGTTTGTAGTATTCTCTTTCTGTCAATAAGTCCATTTTATCCCTCACACGCCAGACAACCATCGTCGTCAATACTTTCAAAGATTTGTCTTCGCAGAGCTTCGTCTGAAACGGTTTCCGCTCTCTTATACGCTTCGCTGCGTAGATAGTAAAGAGTTTTCACTCCTCTTTTCCAAGCCATCATATGAGTGGCGTGAAGTTCCTGTTTAGATACATTTGCAGGAAAGAATACATTTAGCGATTGACTCTGGCAAATATACTCTTGTCTGTCTGCTGCCATTTCGATGACCCATCGCTGGTCTAGCTCAACAGCCGTTTTAAATACATCTTTGTTCCAATCATCCAAAAAGTCTAGATGTTGTACTGAACCGCCATTGGTTACAATACTCTTCCATACTTCCTCTGTATCTTGGTCTAAGTCTTGCAAAACATTTTCAAGATACTCGTTTTTAAGTAGGCTAGAACCGCTTTTAGTTTTTTGAGTAAAAGCGTTAGCCCTATAAGGCTCAATTGAAGGAGAAGTATTCCCACAGATAATACTGCTACTGGCATTAGGAGCAATAGCCAAAAGATGAGCGTTACGCACGCCATAGCCTTCTCCATCAGGGCACTCACCTCTCTCTTCTGCCAATTGTCGTGTTGCACGTACTGCCTCCGATTTAATATGCTGAAACATCTGTAAGTTTCTGCCCTTTGCCATAGCACTCTCAAATGGAATACTATGACGTTGAAGATGAGCATGAAATCCCATTGCACCCAATCCCAGGCTTCGCTCTCTCATCGCACTAAACTTAGCACGAGATAACTGGTCTGGAGCATGTTGCACAAAGTATTCGATAACATTGTCCAACATACGAACTAGGTCAGGAATAAAATTAGGTTCATTTTTCCACTCATCGTACTCTTCTAGATTTACACTAGACAGGCAGCATACCGCTGTGCGGTCCTTGTCTGTAGGAAGTGTAATCTCTGAACATAGATTAGAGTGATGAACACTTAGTCCTAAATCCTGTTGAAATTCTGGCAAACCCTCTTCTACAGTATCACTGAACATAATGTAAGGTTCTCCTGTTTCCACTCGATTTTGGATAAGTTTTACCCAAAGTGTTTTTGCAGATACAGTTTTCGTAACTTTACCAGAATGCGGGTCTACTAGATCCCAAGAATCGTCAAAACCTTCATAGCGTGTGGCATTCTCAATCAATTCCATAAATTTGTCAGATATAAGGACGCCATGATGAAGATTAACAGACTTTCTGTTAATATCACCGCCTGTAGGTTTACGAATATCCAGAAACTCTTCAATTTCTGGGTGAGAGATGTCAAGATATGCTGCATAGCTTCCTCTTCGTGTTACACCCTGTGAGAATGCTAGCATCTCAGCATCCACTACTTTTAGAAACGGAATTACTCCCGTACTTTCGGAGCCATTGCTCGTTTTCGAGCCTACACTCCGGACCCCGTTCCAACATCCACCAACCCCGCCACCTACTGAAGATAGGTATGCGTTTTCGGTATAGTGATTGGTAATGCCTTCTCTGCTATCATCAACATAGTTCAGAAAGCAACTGATAGGCATACCCCTTTTTGTGCCCCCATTCGACAGAATAGGTGTAGAAAACATAAACCACAGCTTACTAGCGTAGTCATACAATCTCTGTGCGTGTGCATCATTATCTGCGAATGCTTTAGCAGCGCGAGCAAATGCATCTTGAGGAGAAGACTCTCCATCTACTAAGTATCTATCTTCCAAAGTTTTTATACTGAATTCAGAAAGATACTTATCTCTATTATAACTAAGCTGCATCGAGCAAACTCCTTATCTCTGATATATTATCAGCCCCAATTGCATCATCGCAATATGTAATTAAATCCATCAATTCGTAGTTCTGGGCTATTTGCTCGTAGTTTTCATTCAATGACTCAATATATTTATACCTCCCTGGGATAGGGCAAGCATCATAAATATTTAAGGCATCTCCGTACTCCTTAATTAACCCCAACGCTCTTTTTGGTCCAATACCTGGAATGCCGGGAACATTATCTCCCTTATCTCCAGTAAGACACTTGAGTGAGATATACTCTTCTGGACTCACATCATAGTGTGTGCTCCAGTTTTCTAACGTCACTTCTTTTCTAGTTACATAGGAAAATCTTCCTACATTCTCTTGTATTAGTAAATCCCAGTCTCGGTCACTGGAAATTAACCAAATATACTCTAAACCGTATCTTTCTCTTTCTTTAACTAGATGTGCTGCTATATCATCGGCCTCTACTCCCTTGAATCTTAGCAGGGGGTGATCCTCTTTTAATACAGCTAAAGAGGCTTCATACTCCTCAAAAAACTCTTCAAACGCTATCTTTTCTTCTTCGGATTGGTCTGCGAATTTATCCTTTCTATTCTGTTTATAGTCAGGACTAATTTGTTTTCTGTAGGTAGAAGAGCCCCAGTCTGCCGTCATTATAATTTTTTCACAATCATAAGAGCGGGCTAAGGATTCTACAGTTCGCTGGTACTCATACCGGAAGTCTGTTCGTCCTTGGTGCTTCCATCTAAAAGCTAAATTAAGCGCATCTACTATTAGTGCACAATTTGGATTTTTATTATTTACTTTCTCTGAAAAATTAAACGCCATATAAAAAATCCATTTCCTCTACTTCTAGCCAGTCTTCGGCTAGTAGCACATAACAATCTAAAAATTTAATCTGCATGTATTGTAGGGTTTTCACGGGCTCTTCTTCTGTGACTACAAATACGGGCGATCTATTATACTTGAAGAATAGCAGAGGCTCTTGATTACCGCCTATTGCTTGCTCTTTTAGTTTTTTCCACCATTTAATTAAGTTATTAGTTTTAGGTGCTGTAAATATTCTATCTGTTAAAGGAGACTCTGCATAGTTTTTTACTTCTATGCAGAATCTGTTTTTCTCGTGTGGTACATAGAGATCACCTTTTAAGTACTCAAGAGCGCCTGAATTAGGCACTCTCTCAAACTGAAGATCAGTGTACTCTCTAAGCATATCTCTTACAATATACTCACCTCTAGCACCTTTTGCTCTTGAATCAACCATACTACTTGTCTAATGCACTTACATTGCCTTGTTTTACTACTTCAATTTTTTCAAGCAACGGATGGGTCCAGCCATGAGAAACTACATAAGTATTAAGCTCTTCTGTAAGCAAAACTTCTACTAGCTTCTCTCGTCCTGTGTCATCCAGTACATTAATAACTTCATCTAAGAATAGTATATTAATTCTAGACTTAGAGATACTACTCATTAGCTTTCGAATCGCTATGAGAGTAGCCGTATTTACTCTAGCTAATTCTCCAGAAGAGAGGGCTAGAATATCTACTACATTTTCATTGTCTGTTATCTGTACATTTAGTTTATCATTTGAAACAATAAACTGTAGTGTAAAACGTCCATCGGATAGCTCTGCAAGGTACGTGTTAGCTAGCTCTTCTAATTCTTTTACAAGATTTTCTATTTTGTATGCTAGTAATCCATTCGTACTAAATGCTTTTTTAAGTACATCTAAGTTAGAGTCCAGGTCTCGTTGTTGCTCTAATACTTGCTGAGCCTTTTTTAAGTTATCCAAAAAACCATCTGTCTGAGCCTGAATAATCTCTATACGAGTATTCGCTCTTGTTCGGGCTTCGTTCTCTCTAGAGACTCTATCAATCTCTAGTTTAGCTTCTTTTAATTGTGACGTAACTGCGGTCAGTCTATCTTCTAGTTCGTTTTTATCTAATATTTGATTTGGCAAAGAGTTGTCTATACCTCTATAAAGGTCTTCCCACTCCTTCTGTGCTTTAGATAAATTAATTCTAGAAGTATTGTTTCTTTTTATCTGCCGTATCATGTCTTCATTAAAGTCTTTATCGCTATCTAGCTTAGCTAGCCTAGTCTTTTCGGACTGCAACAACTCATTCTTAAACTCTGCATCAATATCTTGTTCACAGGTAGGACACTTATCCCCTAGCCTTAGTAGCTTGTCTAGCATGGTGTTCGCAGACTTTATTCCTGCGTTTAGCTGTCCTAAGTCGCTCTGATACTTATCATAGGACTCAGCAGGGGGCAACTGATGTAAAGCAGTCTGTACCTGGTTAATATCTATGCTGGACAGCATATTTTTATATTGATTGTTTTGTAAGATTTTTTTATTTTTTTCGGAGATATTTTCAAGTTCTACTGATAGAGAACGGAAAGTTTTCTCATCTTCTTCCGTATCAATTTCAAAATTTAATAAAGGCAGTACTATCGTACTATCTAATTTATTATTTTGTAACCACTTTTCAATCGTTGCAATTTCTGAGTTTACCTCGACAATCTTAGAGTTAGACTCTTTTGCTGCCTCTTTAAATACCTCAAATAAATTGACGTAGTTATCAAGGTGAAGTAAATCAATTAAAAACTTTTTCCTGTTAGTATCGGTGGCTGTAAGAAACTGCAAGCTCGCGTTTGTATTTTGATATACAAGCTGAGAAAACGTTTTAAAATCAATACCAATAACTTCTTGAATACTCTTATAGGTATTTGTAGCTGTATGACTAGAAATATCCTCTCCGTCTTTTTCCAGCTTTACTTTGATATTGCTTTTTCTGTCTACGCCAATACGATACTCGCTACCGTCCTTCTCAAAGCTAAGTTCTATACTATATCCGTTATTGATATAGCGATTTGGGATGTCTGCTTTTTTGATTCCTTTAGAATTCTTATTATACAAAACTTCTTCAATGATTAACGGTATGGAGGACTTCCCCATACCGTTTGTACCAATGATTTGCGTTACTGTGTTATCTTCCAGATCTAGTTCATTATCTGGTCCATAGCTGAAGCAGTTACTCCATTTCAGTTTTTTGAGCGTAATCATTATAAGTTCCTACTATGTCAGCTACTTTGTTATCTGGTATTTCTAGAATATAGGTTAGATACTCTACTAGTTCTTCTTCTATGGTCATATCTTTATCAATAACCAAAGATGCCTCTGAGTTACGCTTTATTACCTTTTTATCAAGTAATTCTGAGTTTTCTACAGAAGCCAATTCTTGTATATCACCTTCTATTTCATAAATAGTATGATGATAGTCAGTAGGTATCATATCTTCTGGATTTGTAACTGTTTTACGAATAAGCTGAGGGAGATCAAAAGGCTCCCATATCCAGCTCCAATCTTTTTCATTAATAAACAGACACCCCGTTGAGACCTCTTTTCTATGAAAGGAAGTAGTCATTGGACTTCCAGGATACACTATGTTTCTTTGAGTATTGCTATGAGCATGAAGGTCACCTGCAAACACTACCGGAAACTCTGAAAACCTATCTAAATCTACCTCTGGCTTTACATGTGGAGGAATTTCCCCTCTAACATGAGTGAACAAAGGCTGAGAAGTGTTGAAATGCTCAATACTCTCTTTTCTGTGCAAATCTGCATAAGGAAGCACACCAAAACCTACGTCTTCATCAATGTAAGAAACATCAACTATATGAATCAGAGGGTTAATGTCCCTACTGACTTGCTTTAGCTGACTAAAGAATGTTTTATTCTTCTTTGTTGCTTCATGATTTCCGTCGTAGATTATGGTGGGAACTTTAACATTCCGAATAAACGAAAAGTAAAGTTCCAGCTCTTCCATACTAGGCAGACGATCAAACAAGTCTCCCCCAATAATATGGGAGTCACACTGCTTGCAATAGCTATGCACTTGATCAAAGAACATATTATAGCGATTTAATGCCCACTCTCGTGGCACATTCTTTTGCCCTAGCTTAATATGCCAGTCTGCCGTAAATAAAATCATCCGATTTTGAACTCTTCTTCAATGCTTTCATCAATCTCATTAGCTGCGCCAGCGTTATCACGGACGCGATCCAGCAACTCTTTTTGAGCATCTGGAGTGGGACGAGGCATAACTTCATCCATAGACTTAAGTTCAGCAATTAAAGAAAGCTCATCATCTTCCAACGCACGGGGCTTGCACTTTAATGCTTGTAGCTGGTACTCTACATTGTAGGGCAGAGGTCCAGTCTTTACTCGCTTGAAGCAAACATCCCAGCCAGTCTCAGGATCAGTAGGATCACCTAAATCTTCTGCAGCAGTAATAATTTGCTCCCACAGTTTCTTCTTTAGGTTTACAACTTTGACCTGACCATTGTCGATGCACTGAGTAGCATAGCTCCAGCCACACTTAAGGTCGGGATAGTACTCACGAACCCAATCTTTCTCCATATTGTTGAAAGTTTCTTTATTTCGGTCAAAAGACAGACATTCGAGAGGAATATTCTTATCATTCTCACCTTTTACCCAGTACACATATCGTGCAAGGATATCCCCTACTAGGCGGAATTTATTGTCTCCATCAGTATACTGAAAGCTGCTGATAGAACTCTTTTGGGCAGAACCCTTTTGTTGGTTAAATGAAATAGCCATTTAATGTATCTCCATATTGTTGACTTCTTCATAAAGAAAGTGAACTTGGTCATCTTCTAGATAAAGTAGCCTATTGTTTTCTATAATTGATAGTCCTTTATCCCCGGGCATAAACACGAAGTCAAGGGTTATTTTTTGGTTGCTAATATAATCAGCATACGAACGCAAGGCAGCCAACGCAATGTATTGGGCTACTTCACGATACGTGTACTTATAAGAATGGTATAGAAGGACGTCAGGGTGGAGCAGGAAGCTGCGCCCAGAAAAGTTTTTCTGCGAATATCCATAGATAGGGTCTTTGCGATTTCTAGGTATTTGTCTTTCGACAAGCATACGCAAAATACGCACAGTTTCCACGATGTTGCCATCGCTCTCTATGTAGATTTTCGTCCAGTCAAATAAGAACATATATTATACTAAAATGTGAGGTTGAAGTCAAGAACTATTTTTTTATAGTTGCTTTATTGAATAACCCTGTTTCATATAATGACCCATCCTATTAGAAGCCTGCTTTTTAGCAGTATTCCCTTTTAAATGTATGTCTATTACTACAGGATCTCTCTTGCCCTCTTCTTTTCGTATTACTCTGCCAATGAGCTGAGTAAGAAGAGGTTCATTGTTAATCGGAGTGCCTAGTATTAGACAACTCAGATTGTTTACTGAAATACCTTCCGAAAATATTGCTTGAGTACCAAAAAGAATGTCTTTTTTACCGCTTCTAATTTCAGACAAGTACGTTTCTCTATCCTCATGCGAAACCTCACCCGTAACACAAATAGCGCGTTCACCTGCCAGTTCGTC